TTACAAAAATGCGTAAGACAATAAAAAAATAAAATTTTGCACTAATTACTTTGCAAATTTGTATTTGGGAATTTCATCAATATTTATTGTGATGCCATCAGCATTCTTCCCAGAATGCACAAAAGATGCAAACACAGGACTAGTCAATTGATTTTTGGGTGTGTGGGCATGCACGGTTCGCGCAATCATTTTATATAACTTGAATCCAGCATAACGCTCTTGTCCATTCTTTTTGTAAACAACATTCTTGTCTTCATCATCCGAGCACCATTTTTTGATGAGTGTATCTAATGGATCGTGTGACACATGTGACGCATCAGCATCATCTGCAAAAAAATCATACATGGAGCATCCCAACCGACACAAGTCAAAACTGGGATTGGGTTCCAATCGCGGTTTCGAGTCATTCAAAAACGGTTCGCAATTATACTGCGAATATGCATCGCCACTGGGCGCAAAACTGTCACTACAGAAAACCTTGTCTTGGAATCGGTAAATGGCGCGTCCAAAATCAATGAGTTTGTAAATGCGCCCATATGTGGGAACGCGATACCAAGTGTTTTCAAAACAGTAGTTGATGTGTGTTTGGTTGGTCGACACATACATGATATTGTTGGTGTGCAAATCATTGTGTGTGAAATCATACGCTTTTTGATAAGTGAGAAGAATCATGGTAATTTGGAAAAGAGCAGCAATCATTTCGTCTTTATCAATTGATTTTTGCATGATTAAATCGTCCAATGTGCCTGCGCAGCGCTCTTGGAAAATCATTTGCACCGGAAAATCGTGTAAATAACAATATACGGGTTCCTCTTTTTCGTATTCGGTAGAGGCAGTCTCCGTTTCCCAGTCGGACCCCGACTCTTCTCCTTCCTCTTTGTCCTCTTTGTCCTCTTTGTCCTCTTTGTCCTCTTCTTCTTCTTCATTGCCTTCTTCCTCTTCTTCTTCTTCCTCTTCCTCCGTTTCATCACTGCATGACGACCCACTCGAATCATCACTATCACTATCACCATCCCTGTTGCTCAATGATTTATTCAAGGGTTCATCATCCTTTTCATATTCCAACAATGCATCTGTTACAACAGCATTTGTTGATTTGTCGGGATTCAAGTCATTGATTTCCTCTACATCAATGGATACAGAATCAGCATCGGCATCAGCAATGGCAATTTTCTGACGATTGGATCTGGACCCGGACCCGGAGAAGTCATGCAACAGCAGTTCGGCATTTTCATCGAGGGTGTAGTATTTGCCAATATTGTTCATAAAGAAATCGGAATCTTTAACAAAATCAAGGTCATCGGCAAGGTTGAATCGGAACCGGTTCTGCACGGCAAGCGCGGACCCATAGAAGGGGACGCCATGCACAAATCCGTGTTTCTCATACAGCATGTTTGAGAGGTAAGAAAAGAACGCATCCGTGTAGGAGCAATTGTTGGGGTTTCCGATTTTGGAGGTGCAGGACGCGGGGTCCATCGATGGCAACGCGATGGTGTGCGCATCCTTCAAATTGTATTTCCCCATTATGAATTTCAAGGGGTCCAATAGAGGTGAGAACTTCACAAATACGTCTTTTTTGACTTTTTTGCCGTCGGGGTCAAACAGGGTATGTAGGTCGGCAACTTGGTATTTGTGGTTAAGAGCAATTGCATTGTAATTGTCTTTGCCCATGTCGAAAAACCTGCTATAAACAGGATTGTATCCTTGTACATTTGCTAAATCGAAGGGTTTGTAACTATTGTCGATAGAGGTTTGCTGATTTGCCATTTTTTCGATATTTGGTTTGCGAAGTCGTTGATAACCAATGAGGGACATTTTGAAAAAAGAATAATATATTTATCTAAATTATTCTTTATGTTAGAATTAAACTAATATCATCTTTTGGACGCTATTATTTAGGCAACACGGAAATTGCCGTGTTTAAATATGTTTGCAAAAAATATATTATGACACTAGAATTAAAAAAGTTTGACATGCGGGCAATTACTTTTCGCCCCGATGAGAACAAGGGTCCTGTCATAGTTCTAATTGGGCGTCGTGATACCGGCAAAACCTTTTTGGTCAAAGATTTGCTGTTTCATCATCAAGACATACCGATTGGAACCGTGATATCCGGGACAGAGGCGGGCAACGGTTTCTACGGCAAACTGGTGCCCAAACTGTTTATACACGAGGAATACAACTCTGCACTCATAGAAAATGTGCTGCGGCGCCAGAAAACAGTAATGAAGCAGATGCAGAAGGAGATGGAGGCGTACAAGAAAACCACAATTGACCCGCGGACTTTTGTGATTCTTGATGATTGTCTGTATGACAACACGTGGGCGCGCGACAAATTGATGCGATCCCTGTTTATGAACGGGCGTCACTGGAAGGTGATGTTAATCATCACAATGCAATACCCGCTCGGTATTCCGCCCAATCTGCGTACAAACATTGATTATGTTTTCATTCTGCGTGAAAACTATTTGGTAAATCGCAAGAAGATTTGGGAAAATTATGCGTCCATGTTTCCGACGCTCGAGTCATTTTGCTCGATAATGGACCAGACCACAGAGAATTATGAGTGTCTGGTCATCAATAACAACGCCAAATCCAACAAGATTAATGACCAAATCTTTTGGTACAAGGCGATGGACCGACCCGACTTCAAGTTGGGTTCTAAAGAGTTCTGGGAGATTTCGAAGAATTTGGGGTCCGACGACGAGGACGAGTATGACCCCAACGCCAAAAAGAAGGCAAAAGGTGGGCAGGTTACTGTCAAGAAGACGGGTGGCGCTGCCGGAGGTAAATGGTAAAGGGTTTATAATTTAATCTTGCTTTCCCAACCAGGAAAGCAAGATTTTAAAAAGCAAGTTAAAACCTATTTATAGAATATACACATTTATAAATTATATTATGAACATCATAGAACTAATTGAAAAAAATCCGATTGCAAGGTTGTCGAAGACATACAATAATAAACTGCTTAATAAATTAAAGGAAACTTTTACAGAACTTGAACAGCAGATATTTGTTGGCAGTTTCTATTGTTATTTAAAATATGATAAAAATAAAGATTTTGTGATTGATTTAGATGATATATGGAAATGGTTGGGTTTTAATCAAAAAGCAAAGACAGTAGCATTGCTAGAAAAACATTTTAAATTAGATATAGATTATAAAAATCTTGCTCCTCAAGTTGGAGGAGCAAGTTCAAATGTTGACAATCTTGCTTTCCCAAGTGGGAAAGCAAGTTCACCTGACGAAAAATGGGGTGGCAGCAATATTAAAAAGATTTTTCTAACTATTAAATGCTTTAAATTGCTATGTTTAAAAGCACAAACCAAAAAGGCAGATGAAATACATGAATACTACATAAAAATGGAAGAAGTTTTGCATAAAGTTATTGAGGAAGAAACTGACGAATTGCGACTTCAATTAGAGCAAACTCAAAAACAAAGTGAGAAACAATTAAAAGACGCACAAAAAGAAAGAAATGCGGCAGTTGAAAATGCAATCATTTCTCAATTTCCCGTCAACACAGAATGTGTGTATTTTGGAACAATTGATAATACAAATGACGCATGCGAAAAACTAATAAAATTTGGTCATTCAAATAATTTGGCAACAAGAGTGCAAGACCATCACAAGACCTATAAAAACTTTGTTTTGACTGAGGCATTCAAAGTTCAAAATAAAGTTGAGATTGAGAATTTAATAAAGGTGCATCCAAAAATAAAAAAACAATTGCGCACACTTGAAGTTGCACAATCATCCTGTATGAAAACTGAAATAATTGCATATGACTCTTTAAACTTTACAATTGCAAAATTAACAAAATACATAAAAGAAATTATACAATCCAAAACATACAGCATTGATAATTTTAACAGATTATTAAAACAAAATGCGGAATTAGAAGACGCAAACCGCGTATTGGAAGAAAAAGTCAAAGAACTCAAATGTGAAGTTGTTGAAATGGCAAATTTAAAAGAAAAAATAGCAAAACAAGAAAATATAATTGCGTCGGTAAATGCGGAAACCAGTTCAGTTTATCAAAATGTCTTATTGCCAGAAGACGAATTGCACAAACGATTTGGTGAATTTGTCAACGCAATTTGCATTGTTAGACCTGATGTTGAAGAATTGTCGGTTAATTTGGAAGGTAGATATAGATTATGGAGCAAGGTTAAACCATCAAAAGAAACCTTCCATGCGTTAAAGAATTATTTAGATATTCGGTTCAAACCAAAACGAATTGATCACAATCACGGTTACGCAGGAATAAAATTGCGCCATATTGAATACAAAAGAATAAATCCAGATTCTGTAGTTGAAACTTTTATATTTCAAACATGCAATTTTTCAGACTGTGGTAAAATCCTTAATTCGGTTTTGTTACGAGAATATCGGAATTGGAAAACTGCAATTGGAAAAGAATTAGGAGACACCGCAATAGAGATTAAAGAAATAAAAGAATATTTAAACGCGTCACCGCATGCATTGAAGGCAACTGTATGGACGGATGAAGGAAACAATGACGGATATTATGGACTTTCTTTAAAACAGAACAAATGTTCCAAACCCAAACTTGTTTCATCAACCGGCAAAAAAGTCTATAAACGAGAAGCAAATACAAATGTATTATTGGCATCATGGGAAACCATTGTTAAAGCAGCAACGCACGAATCCATTTCTACTGCAAAAATGAGCAGACTAGTTAAACATAAAAATATTATAAACAACGATTATTACTATACCAACACATAACAACTTAAAAACATCATGCCAAATATGCACATACAACGACACAAATGGGAATCGACAAAGTAGTTCTGGAAGCAATCATCCTGTCGCACAAGTATTTACCCCGGGAGAACCGACACAATGTAATGTCATTGGCGCGGCAACAAATCCACATACATCCCCAAATTATGTATTACCTGTTTCAAAAACACGGCATAAATGCCCCCCTACATGAATGTGGAGAATATTTCGAGGCACTTTTCAAAAACATGGGATACACGGTCACGGATTCAATTGACAACTCGGCATATGAGAATGCCACGATAATACACAATTTGAACTTGCCCTTAAGTGTCCAAGATAACCAACCATCCCGATACAATTATGTGTTGGACGGCGGCACGATAGAGCACATATTCAATTGCCCGCAGGTGTGTGAAAACATCATAAATATGATGGAGGTAGGTGGCATATATTGCTCGGTCACCGTGAATAACAATTTTTCGGGGCATGGAATTTACCAGTTTAGTCCCGAATTTTTCCTCTCAGCATTCACGCCAAAATATGGCATGGAAGTGCTCGAACTGTATCTTGCCGAAGTAAACGCGAACCGGGAGCAGTGGGTCGACGTGAAAACATTCAACGGATGGCGAAACAACACGCAGATAAATACACAGAATTCGGTGTATATTATTGCCATCATAAGAAAAATCTCGGATGAGAGAGAATCTCTATTGCTCAATCCACCGAACCAATATAGTTATGAAAGTGTGGATTGGAAATAATGCAATTGTGCACAAAAGGACATATAAACTGCATCGCAATTAATAAATAACAACAATGCAGTACCCATTTGACGAAAATGCAACAACACCCCTGTGTGAAATCATGGGCAAATATGGAAGCGACAAGGGCAACGCCAACATTATCCAAAGTTGGCACAATTACACAACATTTTACCATAGCATATTCAATGAAATGCGGCATAAACCATTGCGCGTTTTCGAGTTGGGACTGGGCACCAACAATTTGAGTGTGCCGTCCAACATGGGCGCAAACGGCAAACCGGGCGCTTCATTGTATGGGTGGCGCGAATTTTTCCCCAATTCCAACATATATGGTGCCGACATCGACATGAACATCCTGTTTGAAAGTGAACGCATAAAAACATATTACTGCGACCAAACCAATCCGATAGTAATAAAAATGTTATGGAATCAAACAGAACTTGCCGATGGATTCGACATCATTGTAGAGGACGGTTTGCATGAGTATCACGCCAATGTGTGTTTTTTCGAAAACAGCGTGCACAAATTGAATGTTGGCGGATATTTCATCATAGAGGATATATTGAATTACGAATTGCACTTGTTTGAAAACAAAATAGTAGAGTGGAGACATTGGTTCCCCGATTTGGATTTCACGTTGCTGTGTATTCCATCCCAGAGAAACAAGCACGACAACAATTTGCTTGTAATAAAAAAAACCAAATAGAGAAATAAAGTGTGTCCAAATATAGATACACTTTATTTAAATGGCAACCATCGTGACCGCGTATTTTAATATATCCAAATCCAAGGCAAATCATGAAACTTACACAGGTTGGATGAAAAACATGCTGGCAATACAGAATCGGATGGTGATTTTCTGCGACGCGTCGTCTTTAAAACTAATACAGGGTTTGCGCGCAAATAATCCTTATCCCACCATCATTGTAGTGACCAAATTCGAGGAATTCCATTGCTACAAATATATAGAAATTTTTCAAGCGCAGCATGCAATCGACCATGAAAAGACAATACACAGTGTGGAATTGTATTTAATCTGGAACGAGAAAAGTCATTTTTTGAAACGTGCTGCGACCGAGATTGAAAAATTGTTTAAAGAACAACATAATGATAAGTTTGTGTGGTGCGACATTGGGTGTTTCCGGACACCCAATACGCGGTTCCTACAATGGCCGGATGCCAGTAAAATCCCAGACAACCAGATGTTAATATTAGAAGTGGATCCATTGAGAGACCCCAATGACACACCTGTTTTGCCCGATTTGACGCGGTTAAATCACATTGGTGGAACTATTTTTGCGGGGTCATCGTCGGCAATTTTAAAATGGCACGACGCCTATTTTGCCATGTTAGAACGCCTCTATGCCATGGGCAGATTTGTGGGCAAAGACCAGACAATTATGTCATCGGTTTATATTGACCAACCCGAATTGTGCTTCTGTGTGAAATATCCGCAAGGATACTATGACCGCTGGTTTTTCTTGCAGGATTATTTATTGTAAACGTCTTTATTTTGGATGGCGTCCTTCTTTTGGATGGCGTCCTTCTTTTGGACGCACGCATTGTCATTTGGCACTCATTGTCATTTGGCACTCATTTTATTGGGTTGCCAAAAACATGTTGAATGTACCCGAGACACTCACAATCTTATATCCCAAATCTTTGCGCACAAAGTTAAACAGTTCCACATTTTCATGATTGGATTCAAACAGGATTGTTGGATAATTATGACGTCGTAAGGTGTCCACGGCACCACGCAGCACATGCAATTCATTGCCTTCCACATCCATCTTTATGAAAACAATGGGTTCCTGAATGCTTGCAGACACATCATCCAACTTGCGCACCTCTATGTTTTCTGTTCCGAGCACCGTTCCTTGGACATCTTGCAACGTAGACCCGCCCCCGTCTGGACTGACCAAGTTAAGGGTCTGTTTGCCAATTTGGTCATCCGACCCCAACCCATAATTGCTGCACTCCACATTGTGCAATCCAGAGAGCGCCACGCCCCCACACAAGGCGTAAAAAGTCATTTTCTGGGGTTCAAACGCATATACTTTTTTGGCAAAAGGTGCCAAACTGATGGCATAAGTCCCTGTATGAGCACCTACATCGAGGAAGGCGCCATCCTTCTTGCAAAACTGTTTGCACCACTCAATGAGTGCATTTTCAAACAGACCATGTTTGACATAATAGTCATGATTTACGGCAGGCAGCAAATAGGTTGGTGACCGATTGACAAAGAAAACCTGATTATTATCATTGTTTTGGAGGGCATCTCTATCGTCCTTGGATAAAATGATGTATTTGGTGGTGGATTGCATGATGGAAATAATATTAAGGATGGTTTATATTATTTTTCTTATTGCACATTTTTACATTTCAAACGCCTGCGGCGTGTTTTAATGTAAAAAGGCAACTATTACTAAGAATGCCACCGCACTTCGTAGAAGGTGGCATGCAAAGTCGCATTTACAGAATGCTTTATAACCGATAAATTGGAGAGCATCTTTGATGCTCCATGTGTAACTGCTACCCGAAGGGAGGCAGTTATTCCTTTGTTATATTCAATAATTCTGCACTTTTGCAAAAGTGCAGAATTATGATATATAAATCGGCATTTCAAAGGTTAAAAGGTTTAAAAATAAACAACATAGAGAAATCGAGGCAATAGAACATATCTCAAAAAAATGACATCCATTGTCTCATCAAGAACTCCAACACAGAATGAGTTATTATTGTCAAAGTTGATGGATTTTTATTCCGACAAATACAACATGGACAAACTAGTCAATGTTGTCAATGGCGAAAGCAAGACATCGCTGCGCATCATAGACTGGTTTGTGACCAATTTTGCCAAAGAATATTTCACTGTATATACAATTCCGGCAAAGACCCGGTGCAGCACGGTGATAAATGGCGAGGAAAACAAGGAGCGATTCAAGGTATTTAACAGTTACAAATTGGAACTGAAGGCGTACAACAAGTCGCGATTTGACCCTTTTTGCCGGCGCGACCGCATTACAATTCCCTATAATGAAACCACTGGTATGGTGACGACAATTGGACAGTTGAATTTCTTCAAGTGGGCAATAGAAAACAGAATTCTGGAATACATTGAAGAAAATTTCCAGGCAATAGAGAATGACATGAATTCGCGAAACAGTATATCAAAAAGGAAAACACCGGACGAAGGAACGTCCGCAGGAACAGACAATAAGACCCGCAAGAAGCGCGAGGAACTCTCTATTTCGGCGTGCAAGAGCATCAAAAAGGAAATTGTGAGTATTGTGGTGAAGTTTTAAATTAATAAATTAATAAACCACCATGAAAATTGAACAAAAAATGTTGTTTATGCTAAGAATGCAAAAAATGTCAAATTGCATTCCACTTATTGAAGCACACGCCAAAATCGTGCAAGCAATTCCGGTCACACAGAAAAACTTGATCACCGATATTGAGGAATTCATGATAACCAAAAAGAATATGCCATCTGACAAAATGTTATATTCCGATTATTTGCGAGTATTATTGCGCCATATGCCACCAAGAATGCTGCGGAACAGCGACCCTGACTGGATGTGGAAATGCCAAGAAATTTTCAGCAGTTCATTTCATGGGCGAAATTGTGGGGCAACTTTGTTGCCCCACGTGTAACTTCCACCCCACTGCGTATGCGGGGAGGAAGTTATACCCTCGGTTCCGATTAGCGTCACTAAGGGCAACTTCGTTGCCCTACGTATAACCACCAAAGGTGGTTATTTTCGCTGACGCAATGTAAAATACTTTTTACTAATTAAAGGAGGGATCATAAGGGGATAGCACCTGCGGTGCTACACTTCTCGGCGCAGAGCAACCAAAGGTTGCTCCACGTAACTGCCACCCGAAGGGAGGCAGTTATTCCATAGGGCGCCTTGAACCTTGGTTCCCTTAATTTCATGGAATTTAGTTATGGGGTTATGCGCGTTTCCCAAGGTGCCTAGAAGTGTAGCATAGGGCAACGAAGTTGCCCCACGTGTAACTGCCTTTGGCAGTTATACCTACGGTTTTATCCCATACAGCAATTGGTGATACATGTATAACCCCATAACTGCTAAAGTGCCCACAAAAAATCGTTGTCCACCGTCCATGTGTTTCATAAAATTGGCAATGGTTACTCGGTCTTCGACAAGACCAGGTATCAAAAATGGTTCTTTGAATTCCTTGGGAATTGTCGGCACAACACCTGAAAACAGACTCGATGACGAGCGCTCTATTTCAGCAAGAGACAAGTATTTAGTTTTAACTACAGTTCGTTTCCCCGTTTTGTCAATTTCATTTACATCTACTGACATGCATTTGTCTGAAAATTTCCGATTGGCATCTTCAAAAATATTGCTTGACCCGGCAGCATCAAAATCCGAGTATGCCGAATCAAGGATGCCATTTTTGCCTGTTTTGCCCTTGGACATTTTCACATTAATAATGGTGTGCCGGGGGACGGATAGTCCTGTTTTGATATCATTGCACATTATACCTGTTTCAGCAACATAGATGCGTCCTACAGGATGTGTGATGCCTGGCATTTTTCTCGAATTTTCGCCATTTAATATTTTGCGGTATTCGCCAATATCATAAATATTTTGTCCAACATTGACTTTGCTAAATTTTGGAGGCGTTATTAAACTCGAATAATTGGATTCCATCTTTTGCTATACTTATACCGATGACTCTTTTTTCAAAACCCGGTTAATGATTCGCTGATGTCCGTCAACAATTCCACCAATGCGTTTTATATATGACGCCTCTATTTCTCTTTGGCATTGTTTTTGTATTTTTGCCACACACGCTGCTCTATCGGTTGCGGATTCAATTTTATCGCATTCGGACATATTCTTTTTTTTACACAATTCAGCAAGTTTTGCTTCGTCCAAGGTTGCCATGTCTGCAATAATTTCTGCAATAGAATCGTTGCCGCCGTATTGAAACAACTTGGTGATTCCGGGATTTGTTTGCAGGTCCTTGTCGTTATTTACTATTCCCATGTTGACCAGCGTTTTCAGATTTGACAAAATGAGCATATTGCCGGACAAATCGCGATTGAAATTCACTGTTTTAACTATTTCAGAGTAGGGTTCTTTTAATGTGCGGATTTTGTCCATTTGTGCATTTACCTTGTCAAACAGGTTTGCTGTGTTTTCGGAATTTTCGGTGGCGTAATCGGGTGCCTCTGTGGGTGCAACTGGCGTTGTAGGCGTTGTGGGTGCAACTGACGTTGTTGGCGTTGT